GCCAGCATTGACAGTAATCTCTTTACCACCTTCACCGCCATTGCAGACCAACGCACCCAAACGACCCTTGTTACGACCGGTACCTTCCTCAAGTCCGATAACTTCAAGGTCAACCGTGATAGTAGGCTTCCACTTCATCCATGAAGTAGAACGCTTACAGATATAAGGGCTATCAAGGTCCTTAATCATAATGCCTTCAAATCCAGCAGCAACCATGTCCTTAGCATAACGCTCAAGCTTACTCCTACCTTCGTGCGTATCAAGGTCTACTTGCAAGTGAGGGAGAAGCTCCATATTAGGCATCTTGTCAAATGCATTCTGCATTGCAGTAAGCAAACCAATACGCTTGCTAAGCTGTGCGTTCCAATGACCACGCTTGAAATCATCAATAGGAAGAATGTCAAACACATGGAATACGCTATCATCAGCAGATACGTTTTCTTTGCGGCGGGCCTGACGCATCAGTTCTTGGAAGCTGTTACCAACTACTTCACCATCAAGCATGAAGCCTTTTTTGAGAAGACCAGTAGACAGGCCATTGACCTTGCCAGCCGCCGCAATGATTTCGTTGATATTAACCTCAACCTGCTTTTCAATGTGTTCGAAGTTCTCAAACACCTTACCATTGCGGCTATAGCACACAATATCGGCAACTCTGTTAGGGCGGTAAAGATGCGAAGCATACGGAATAACCATCATCAATACACGAACGCCATCAAGCTTAGGCTCAAGACGCTTAGTACCCTTCATTTCAGGGCGCCCCTCGCTGTTAGTAGCAAGCTGGCAAGTGAAGATAGGAATCTCCCACTCGGTACCCTTGCAAATCTTGTTCACCGTAGTAGAACTAATACCGCTACGCATATCACGCCGAAGGATAGGGGCTAGGAACAGGTTCCATTCTTCACTATCAAATCGTTCGGACATTTCGCTGATAGCGTCACGAGCATCATGGCCCGTAAGTTCTCGGCGCCAAAGACTGCCTAACAGTTCAAAAAACTCATCATATGGATTTTCAGCATCAACGATTCCGATACTCTCAGGAATCTGCTTGACACCGAATGTGACATATGGATTGTAGCAGAACTTAAGACCCTGCAAAAAATTGATAGACACTGTATTGCCGAGTTTAGCAGCGGTTAGTGCTTGTCTGACAACATCTTCCTTATGCAGGCGTCCGTTGTCTTCGTTTAGTTGTGTGATAAAACTTGCGCTCATAGTCTTGTTATACTACATTAAAGGGTGAATGTCAAGTTAAATCATCTTCACATAGTTAAGCTGGGTAGAATTATCACGCTGCGATTTGATTTTACCCTCGGCAGTAAAGTTGGAACCAACTTCCAACTTATTACGATATGCAAAGAACACCTGCTTGTTATCTTCTGTGATAACAGTTACGAAATGGGTACCCCAGGTATCACTGAAATAGCACTTTACGACTTCTGCCGAAATAGCTACCTTATCACCTACCAGTCCATCAAGACATTCAGTTTCACGCAACCGAACTTCAACCGTATTACGGATTTGTGTACGCTCATATGCAGCAGGAAGTGAGGAAACGATAGCAATATCAAAGTTGCTACCGACTGTTTCCTTTTCTACAATAGAAAGCATATTCTGTTCAAAGTCACTAAGGCGCTTGTCAGTCAGCAACTTGAAAGTAAGACTGCGGCAATGCTGCATCACCTTTTCGCCTACTTCACGATCTTGCTCACGGATATCAAAATCACCGTCAAGAAACTGACGGATAAGAATCTTGTTAGCAATCTTGCTAGTACCAGCTTCGTCATTCGTTTCAGTATATTTGAGATAGCCACCGTTAACACGATGAGCCGCGGCAGCAGCAGCAAAAACATCAGCAGTGTTGTATGACGGACGAATGTAACGAGCCATTTAGTATCTCCTTGCTATATATTCACTATAGCAAAACGGGTAACTGTTGTCAACCGTTTTTTTAGGTATATTTCTTAATTATGCGAATAACCAACCAAATCAGAAAAACCCAAAAGATGATAGGGAGCAGCATGGTGAAGAGTGCTAGTAGGAAGTAAAAAACTCCTACAATCACTGCAACGAATCCTAGCAAAAACATGAATATAAATTCCATTACTTGCGACCTTCTAGGATGAAGTCACGAACACGCTCACGGTCAATGCTGTCATACACAGGCTCTTCACCGTGACTGCGATACATCTTTTCAAGCTTGCGGGTAGCTGCTACGACTTCGGCAGAAGTTGCATCTACATCCTTATAGATACCATCAACACCGTTGTAGAATTCAAGTACATAGCTGACAAAATCTTCGTTACCCATAAATAATCTCCTTAGAAGCTATATTATGACTATAGCTCCAAGGAGATCATTTGTCAACCGTTTTTTACTTCTTAGGGTTGTTATTTACGAAATCGTACATCTTTTGAGCGGTCTCAAGGACCTTTTCAAGTCCGGGGAATTCAGGAGCAGATACCTTAGTAACAATCTTGCCTTCCTCGTCTTTTGTTTGAGAAACTTCCCAGCCAAGTAACTTGGCTTTATATTCTTCAATGACCAGCTTTTCAGCTAGGCCCAAAATATCAGAACGGATTTCATATCCATTCTTATTGAACTTAATCTCAGGAAGTCCTGGAATTTTACTGTCGCTCATTGTACAACTCCTATTACAAAATAGTTACGATAAAAACGTAGGTTAGAACTAGCATTGCTGACATTGTAGCCATGAAACCAGCCCGCGCCGCATATAGTGATTTATTAGTCATTACTTTTCTTTCTTCTTCTGTGTGTAAAAAGCCTTTGCAGATTCCTGCATAGACTTTGCGGTATCAGTGTAAAACGTTTTGTCAGAGACAGTGTTATACACCTCAGTGCTAGTTTTAATACTAGCATCGATTGCTTGCTTTGTATAGTTGGTTTGGGCATCTACAAACTCATTTAATGATTTTGCTAGACCTTCGTGCTTAACGAAAGTGTCTACGAAAATCTTCTTTGAAGTTTGGATGGCGTCAACGGTATTATTGACTAGTGTAGACCACATATCACCTACTCCTTATTTGCAACGACCGAGAAGGTCTCGGCTGCTGAAATATTCAGCCTTGCTAAGACCCTTGCTGTTATCCTTATCGGCATAGCTAAAGAACTTAGGTTGAGTGCGGCAACCAGCGCCAGTCAATTCAGTAAGTGTGATTTCGCCGCTAGTGTCTGCGTCAAGCTTAGTGAACAATTCGTTCTTCCATGCAAGTGCTGGGGTCGAGAGTGTGAGAGCCGCTAAAAGGCTAATTGCAATATTCTTCATAATTTTTCTCCTGTGTGTGTTGTGTGTCTTAGCGTTTAACTAAGCATTTTATTTATGCTGCAAGTGCGAACATAAACAATAACTATTTAACCGAATCTAAGTAGCTTTGAAAGTCACCGTATAGTGTCATCATCATCGCTATTCTATGGTCGTATAGTTTAATATACGGTTGTTTCTTGCCATTGTCAAGAAGTTTAACACCGATATAGTATGGACATTTGACCTTTTTGTCAAGCATCAATGTATACTTCCCCCAACTACTTCCCCCTGTAGTGCCTTTGGGAGGAGTAAAGTTGAAGTCATAATACGCTATCTTAGCTTTATCAAATGCAACCATACCAACATCAGTAAGTCGTAATCCGGATCCAACTCTACCTGTAACAAACCAATCAAATACTAACTTATCTGGTGCAACATCTTTCCAAGGAAAATCTGGATCGTCCTTAGCTTCATTTAGTATTAGTTTTACTATTTCAATTTTGGTCTTGGGATAAGTCATCGGGGTAGACCGTTCTACCGCTGTTCATAAACACGACGGTAAACTTATCAGTCTTGAATTGTGCGTTCAATTTTCTGCACAGATTTCTAGCATGACCTGGATTTGAAAAGCTTGTTTTCTTGTACTTTGGAGCAACATCATTAGCTAAGTAATGTGAAGATTTCAAGTTGATTGGCTGATCGTCATAGAACACCGCCCAAATGCCAGCAGCTTCTACAATCTGGTCGCACTTATAGGTCTTCTTGTCTACGTACTCTACTAGTACATTTGGTTGTGTTCTACTCATTTAAACGAGCCGCCTTTAATCTCTACCTGTATAACTTCGTCATTTACAGTACTTTTGTCGGTTTGTGATAGCTCGTGTAGGTCTGATAGTAGTTTGGTCACTTCATCACGTAAGCCACGTGCGTCGGATATAGGCAAAACCACATCTTTCGACTGTTTGGATT